TCAGCCGCTGATTATCAGCTCGCGCGCCGGTGTCACCCCTCCACCTGCCCGGTAGTTCAGGCTCACCTCCTCCATCGCGAACCCGGCGAACATCTCGCGCACCTCGGGCCGGTCATTCAGCGACAGGATGAAGCGCCCCTGGAGCCCGACTAAGAGCCCTCTCAGACGGTCAAAATCGGCCTCTGAGAAGATGTCCTTGCCGTAATCGTCGGTGTGCCCCCAGTACGGCGGATCGCAGTAGAACAGCGTCCCAGGGCGGCTGTCGTATCGCGCGATGCAGGTGCCGAAGTCGAGGCACTCGATCAGCACGTCCTCGAGCCGCTCGTGCACCGCTTCCATCATCGGTTCGAGCTTGCTGAGGCTCCAGCGCGGCCGCCCGTAATCGATCCCGAACGTCCGCCCCATCCCGGCAAAGCTGGTCTTCTGCAGGTAGAGGAACCGCGCCGCGCGCTCCAGATCGGTGAGCTGATCGGCCGGGGTGGCGCGCAGCCGCTCGAAATCGGCACGGCTGTAAAGCTGGAAGCGCAGTACGTCGAGCAGCTGCTGATAGTGCCGCTGGAGGATGCGGAACAGGTTCACCACATCACGATTCACGTCGTTAATCACCTCCAGCCCCGGCCTCGCGGCGCGGCGGAAGAACACGCCGCCCATCCCGACGAAGGGCTCGACATAACGCGCGTGCGGCACCGCCGCGATCCGCTCCCCTATGCGGCGGGCCAGAGCGCGCTTGCCGCCCAGCCATGGGGCGACCGGCTGGACCGGGCGGACGGGCATCAATTCTTCTTTCATAGTTGGCACCTTAACAACGCTCCGCCGCTTGCGGCCGGGGGAGCCGACGGGCCGGTCATGACGGCCCAAGGTGCGAGTGCGACCCGCTCGCGGTTCGGGCTGTTGCGTCAGCCCGGCCACCCCCGTTTTCAGGAGGCGGCCACTTCCTTCCGCAGCACCTCTTCCTCCAGCCCTGCGTCGATGAAGAACTCGTCGGTCTGTTCGACGGTGAGGTGCGCGGCGAAGGTTTTGCCGATCTTCGCGTCGGCCTGCACCGCCTTGATCACCGCCTGCCGGTCCAACTCCACCTTGGTGCGCAGAAAATCCTTCGCGCGCGCCCAGCGCAGGCCGGTGAGCCAGCTCACCACGTCGCCAAGCTTCACACCGCGCTTGAGCTTCACCGCCGGGGTCGAAAGCCGGATGCCGATCTTCGCGCCCGCGATCTCGGCCGAGCGCCTGCCGCGCGCGAGCTCGTCCTTCCCGCCCGCTTCCCACCACGCTTTCAGGCCCGCGAACAGCGGCGCGCCTTGCGCCTCCAGCTCGCGCAGGCGTTCGTCACGCTGCTGCTTGATGCGGTCGATCGCGGCCTCGGCGGCGAGGCGTTCGAGCATCCGGTCGCGCTCGATGCCGACGAATTGGCCGATCATCAGCACCGCCTCCTCGGCGCTGGCAGGGGCGGGGGCGGCGGTTTGCTTGCGGCGGGTCATCAAGGGTCTCCTGATCAAAGGTTGCGGACGGGATAGCGAACGGTGCGCTCGGCGCTGCGGCCGGTGTTGGTGCGCACGAACAGCGTGACGAGGTAGTCCTGTCCGGCCACCCCGCCCGCGTAGCGCCAGCGCAGCTCGCGGCTGGGAACGTCGAAGGTGACGCCGGTGATTTGAAACGCCGCGTCGGCCGAGGTCACCGAATGTTCGGCAATCGTCTCACCGCTGCGCATCCAGTCACCCACGAACCAGAAGTGGTCATCAACATCAGCCGGGTCCATCGGCTCGTTGAGGTAGCTCGGCACAGTCATCAGCTTAACTCCGGTTCGAGGATGAAGCCCGCACGCGCTGGCGTGAGGGCGAAGCCGCGCGGCGCGGGAGCGAGGGCGAGGCGGGGAGCCGCACGCGTGAGCGCAAAGCCCGCGAGCGGCGCATGGAGCGCGAAGCCGGGCAGCACCGCCTCCAGCGCGAAGCCGCGCACCGGGCAGGGCACCACCGGCGCCGCGCCGCCCGCCTGCGCGCTGCCGGAAAGGCCGAGCTGGCCCGCCGCAATCGCCCGCAGATCGACCGCCGCGAGCGCCGCGCCGGTGAAGGCGATTGTGCCGCCGCCCGAGGCGAGCAGGACGACGGTCGCGCCTGCGCTCCCAGTCAGTGGAAGCGACCCCGCCCCCGCCGCCGTGATCCGCACCGAGGCCGCGCTTGCACCGCCCAGAGGCAGCGAGCCGCTCGCACTGGTGGAAAGATCGGAACGCGCAGCCGCGCTGCCAGCGAGAGGTAGCGTTCCGGCCCCGCTGGCAGCGATCCGCACGCTGGCGCTGGCGCTGCCCGCCAGGCTGATCGTTCCGCTTGTGTTGGCTGCGCTGGCGACCGAAGCCTGCGCGGTCCCGCCGAGCCCTAGCGTGCCCGAAGCCACCGCGTTGTTGCCGCTCGCCCCGACTGTCGCCGTCGCCGTGCCGCTCAGCCCGATCGTGCCGCTCGCCTGCGCCTGCGATCCCACAGTGACCACGCCAGAGCCGCCGAGCGCAAGGCTTCCGGTGGCCGTCGCCGAGATGGCGATTGAGGCGGTGGCCGATCCTGAAAGGCCTAGCGCGCCGCTCGCTACCGCCCCGGTTGAAACCGTGGTGCTCGCCGCGCCCGAAAGGTCTAGCGTAGCACTTGCGGTTGCGGTGTTGCCGCTCGCAGCGTTCTGCTCGACCTCCGCCGCCCAGGCGTCAGCCGCCCAAGGCGAAAACCCCCACACTTACATGCCGCCAGAGCGGAGCATGATCGCCCCCAGGTTGACGGTGAACGCGGTGCCGGTGGTCGCGCCGAGCCAGCCCAATATCTGCCCGCGCAGGGCGGCCGTGCCCGGAATGTCCGTCGTGGTGGTCCCGAACCAGATCTCGCCGGTGTCGAGCCGCATCAGCAGGGCGTAGACCCGCCCGCCGCCGGGCTTCATCCAGATTTGAGCGTGGTAGTAACCATTTTGAACAAACGGGATGCCGGTATCGATCTTCGTGCCACCACCCGCGTTGCTGTTGGTCAGAAGGTGCAGGTTGGTGTCCGACCCATCCAGCGCGAAGCCTGCTAGATGCCCGGTGAAGGCGCTGGGATCAGAGGTGACGGTTATGAACGTGCCGCTGTTGACCCCAACATACAACCGCCGCCCGGTCGGCAGAGCAGTCGCAGACGCGAACCGGGCAGTGAACTCAAATCCTCCCCGCTCCGCCGTTGTGTTGTTGGTGACGAGAATCGGGGTGGTGTAGCCAGCTTGTGCATTGGCGGTGGTGGCCGACGCAGTCTGACTGCTGCCCCGCTCGGTCAGGGCAGCGGTGGTCGCTATGCTGGCCGTGCCCGCAGTGCCGGTGACGGTGACGCCCGCAGCCCCCAGCGCCGAAGGCGTCGTCGTCGCTCCGGGCAGGCCCACATAACCTCGTGCCAGGCCGCTTCCAAGGTGCGGTTGCACCATCAAGCCATCGGGTATCAGCGTGGCTGTCGCCGCCGCGCTGAGTGACAGCGCACTGCCGGTTGAGCTGGTGACGAAAGCGTTCGCCCCACGGCTGATCGTGGTGCCGTTCCAGTAGGCGTAGCGCAGCTCCCAAGCGGTGCCATCGTCGAACCGGACCAGCCCCATCCAGCCCGCAGCCACGCCCCAGATGCTGTCGCCCCACCCGATGAAGCCGGGCGCAGCAGCGTTCGGCGTGAACGCCCCGCTCCCCGGCGCGGAGCCGGTGGTGCTCTTGATGAGATTGACGAACGGCCCGGACATCGCTCCGCCCCCTACGCGCCGCCAGCGTTGATGTTGAAGGCAGTCACCGTGATCTGCTGGCCCACCGCGATGCTGGTGTTCTGGATTTCCATGTCGCCGCCGCCGCCTGTCGCGCTGACGGTGCCCTGCATGTGGCAGGTCGCGCCCTGCATGATCTCGAAGTGCCCGGCAGTGCCCGCAGCGTCGGCCGCGAGATCCTGCCACAGTCCCGCCAGCCCCTTCGATCCGCTCGCTGCCGCCGCCATCCAATCAGAGGGCAGCGCCATCGTCGCCAGCACGGTCCCGGTGCGCGCAGCGGCGCAGTTGGTCGGCGGCGCGCCGGTGCGGATGCGCAGGGTCGGGCCGGTGCCGATCGCGGTCTCGATCGCGTCGAGCGATGCGTTGCGTGCCGCATCGGAAAACTGGAAAGCCATCATTCGTTCCTTTCGTTGACTTAGTTCGCCGGGGCGGTGCCCAGCAGTTTGCTCATCACCACGTCACCTTCGCGCCAGACCACCCATTCGCCGGGCGAACAGATGCGCTCGGCATGGCCCGCTTTGACATCGGCGATGGCGGCTTGGAGATCGTGGTTCATGTCTGCCTCTCAGGTTGCGATGATCGTGGCTTCGAGCGCCGTGTTGGTGCTGGAAATCTGGCCGGTGCCCGACGTGCGGCGAAGGTCGATCGTGAAGCTGCGGTTGCCGGAGGTGACCGCGTAGCTGCCGCTGAACATCTCGGAAAATTCAACCGCAGAAATGACCCCGCCGGTGACCACGTTCTGCGAAAGCACGCTGGTCAGCGTGACGCCGTCCAGTTGCAGCCGCGCTTCGAAATCAGCGGTGCCGGTGCCGGTTAAAGGTTCAAGAAATGACAGTCCTTCAAAGCCACCGAAGCTGACCCGGCCGGTCGGGGCCGAAGTCATCGCCAGCGTAAGAATGTTCTGCCAGAGGTTGTTGTTCGCTGTGCCCGCGCTTGAAGTCTGCCGCGCCGTCTTGGCTGAAACCACGCCGCCGGGCGGGGTCGGAACGTAGGTGACGTTCACCGGCAGATCGGTCGCGAGCCCGTCAGTGTGCGTGTAGCGCACCGAATAGGCACCCGACTGGACGATCCCGCTCAGCGCGACGGTGCCGGTGCCGCTGTTGATCGTCGCATCGCCGGTGCCGAGGTTCTCGGAAGGCAGCGACCAGGTGCCGCCAGTCAGCGTCGCGGTCCCGCGCTTGGCGGTGTGGGTGACGGTGCGGTTGCCGGTGTGCCCCGCCTCGCCCTGCTTGATCTCGATCACCGGGAACTGCGGCTCGATGCTGCGCTGCGCGGTGGCGGTGACATCGGCACCGTTCTCCGCGTTGGGGCCGGGGGAGAAGGTCGGGTGGACGGTCTGGCCGATGGCTGCGCTCGCCACCATCGGCTCGGCCAGCGCCAGTTCGATCGCGCCCGCCGCCGCCCCGATCCAGCGCAGTTCGAGCCGCCCGGAAAAGCGGTTGGTGGGCACATCGACAAAGCCCTGCGCAGGGGGATCAGTCAGCAGCCGCGACGTGTTGCCGCTCGCCACCACCACGCTGTCCTGTGTCACCCCGTCTGCTGCGAACATCCACAGTTCAAGCTGCCAGGTGCCGCCCGCCGCCCCGATCCGCTCAATCCGGCTCTGCACCGAAACCCGCTGCCCCGGCGAAAGCGGGAACGCGGGCGTGCTGCCGGTGCCCACCGAGAAGCTGTTACCCGCCGCCGCCGCTGTCCCCGCCGCGCGGAAGGATCGCATCGTGTTGGTCGCGCCGTAGGTAAGCGTCAGCGCGATCGGCACCGGGTTGAACAGCACCGCCCAGCCCTGATTGCCCTCCATCCGCGAGAACGGCACCCGGTTCGCGTTGGCCGGGGCGACCGGGGCGACCGGCGTGCCGTCCGGGTAGGTCAGCGCGCCCGCGACCACCGGCCCGAGCACCCGGCGCGGGCCGATCACGCCGTCAACCTCGTAGGAAATCGCCACCCAGAACGTCCCGCCCGAAACCACCGGAATATCGAACAGCGTCACGTCGGGTTGCAGACTGGCGGCGAAGGTCCAGACGGTGTTCACGTCAGGGGCGGCGACCTGCTGGACGATTTCCGCGATCACGAAACGCGCCGCCGGATCGTCGGCCGCGCCGCTCAGCCGCAGCGCGGGCACCCTCACCGTCCCGTCGATCAGCACCGCCGCCACGCTCCACGCCGCTGCCCCCGGCGCGGCGATCGCGGGCGGGGCGGGCTGGTCGCTCGCCACCGATCCGTCGGTCAGCGGGGCGGTGTCGGAATAGACGCTGGCGGAAATCTGGCGCAGGGTCAGCTGATGGTGCCAGTCGCGGCCCGATCCCCACGCCTCGACCCGGAAGGTGAAGGTCGCGCCGCCCAGGTGCCGCTGGCTCTGCCAGGTCACCCAGTCGCCCTCCTCGATGAAGGCGAAGCGCGGCGGCAGGGTCAGCTGCGCGCGACCCCACAGCCGCCCGAACCGCCGGGCGATCTCGGCCACGCGCTGCGCCTGCGGCCCGTTGGTGACGAAATCGAGGCCCAGCTGCGCTTCCCTCGGCCCGCCATCGGCGGTCACATCGGCGATGTCGCGGCGCACCGGCGCGCTGTGCTGGTTCCAGCGCTGGGCGGGATCGACGTAGCGCGCCACCACCGTGTTGATCCAGTTGTCGTCACCTGCGCCCAGGAAGTCGCTGAAGATCACCTCGCTGCCGACGATCAGGTCATCATCGGTGAAGGTCGCGACCGGGGCCTTCGCCTCGCCGGGATTGACCTCGACCGCGCCCTCGGGCTGGCTGATCGTGCCCGCGACGGCGGCTGCGAAATCGCTCTCGACATCGATGAACGGCTCGGTCGCGGCGACCACGCCGCCGATCCGGTAGCGCGCCGCCCCGCCGACCAGCTCGTCGCACAGATTGGCGCGGGCAAAGACGTTGGCGGGCGGAGCCTCGATGGCGCTCAATCCGCGCCCGATCAGCAGCATTTCGGGCTGCGCGACCAGATCGCCCGCGTAGATCCCGCGCACCCAGTTGTAACGGATGTCGATCGGGTTCTCGGTCCACTGCCACGTCGCCGGATCGCTGCGCCGGTGCGCGCCGCTGCCGCCGACCGTGCTGTCCTTCCTCGCCTGGTAACAGCGCAGCCCGCGCACCACCCAGCGGAACCGGGGCCGCCCGCTCGGCCAGACCGGATTGCTCGCGTCCGAGGCATCGGCCTTGTAGGCGACCACCACGTAGGCGACGCCGCGCCCGCGATCATTGGCGGTCCAGCCCGGCCCGTTGGTGGTCAGGATCGACGGCGGCGACTGCGTCCAGGTGCCGCTGCGCCAGAACACCTGCAGCTGGTTGTTGAAGCCCGCGACGTTGCCGTCGGCGGCAAAGGCGACGTATTTGTCGTCGACGAAAAATCCCTCCAGCGCGTCGCAGCGGTGATCGGCCAGCGCGATCACCAGCACCTCCCAGTCGGTGCCGTAGCGCCCGCCGTAATTGAACGCGTCGACCAGGCTGCCGGAAACCGCTGACCGGCCCAGCACCGCCTGACGCGGCTGTTCGCCCAGCTGCAGGGTCGCGGCGGCTGCCGCGCGGCGCGGCCCGCCTCCGCCCGATCCCAGCAGCGCCCGCGCGCCGAACGAAAACAGCGTCGCCCCGATCAGCGCGCCGGTCGGGCCGCCGATCGCAAAACCGATGGTCGCGCCGATGATCGACGCGCCGATCTGCACGACGGAGCGGATCACTCTACTCATCGGTGCTCTCCGCCGACCAGGCGATGGTCATCGCCGCTCTCGGCAGGCGTTCGAGGCCGCTGCGCCCCGGCCCGACCAGCGTCTCGCCCTCGACCACCATCAGCCGGATGCCGAACAGCGGATCGGGCAGTCCGGCGATGTCGCCGCGCCGCGCCAGCGCCGGTGCGACCCGGTCTAATCGCTTGTCCAGCGCCTGCTTGAGCCCGCCACGCTCACGCGCCATCCGCAGCGCCTCGGCCCGGCTGCGCCAGCGCGGCACGTGCTCGAGCAGGTCTGCGCCGGTCTGCGCCTTGATGCAGGCAGCGGCAAAGCTCACGCAGTCGCGCCCGCGCTGCCAGCCAAAGCGGCGGTCGCCGCGCGCCGCGATCAGCGCGAGCAGGGCGGGGATGTCGCGGGTCATCGCCGCGCCTCGACGATGCTGTTGACCACGCCGCCAAGGAAGCCCGAACTGCTGCCACCCAGCGCCGTCCCGGCCCGCGCAGGCCGCCTGCCGCCCCAGTACAGCGTCTTCTCACCGGCGAATGAGACGTTCTTGAAGAACCCGTCAGAGGCGTCCAACAGCCGCTGATCCGCATCGCTGCGCATCCGCCCGCCGCGCCGCCCGAGGCCCTTGGCCGCGGTCTCCAGCTGCGCGGTGATCGCCGCCGTCCCGCCGATTTCCTCGCGCCGCTCCAGCGTGTCGATCCGCCCGCGCGCCCAGATATCGGCATCGAGCAGCGTGTTCCCGTCGCCCGAAAAGATCAGCCGCCACAGCGTCGCAGGCGCGCCCGAAACGCCCGCCGCATCGAGCAGCGCCAGCGTCGCAGGCTCGATCCCGGAGAGGTTGAGCGTGATGTTCTGCGCCGCATCGCCCAGCGCCCCGCCGCTCACCTCCACCAGCCCGCGATCGCCGATCGGCTCGAAGGTCTGGCCCGCCAGAGTGATCGCGTGCCACCCGCCCCAGACCCGCACCGGCGGCGTGCAGAGGATCTCCACCGCGCCGGTGACGATTGCCGTCCCGGCAGCCAGCGCGTCGAGCGCGGCGGGCGCGATCGACTTCATGCGCGCAGGTCCTGGACAGCGGTGATCGCTCCGCCGGAAAGCACCGCCGCCGGGCCGATCGGCCCCAGATCGCTTTCCTCTGGCACCAGCTGCATCACGCAGGCCGGGTTGTCGAAATGCGCGATCGCGCCGCCGGGGACCAGCGCGGTGTTGATCGGCGGCTCGATCGTCACCTGCGCCTGCCCCGCGCCGTTGGCGGTGGCGGGCAGCACCGCGCGCGCGATCGTGCGCCGCATCATGTTCCCCGCGCCCGCGCCCGCCGCGTCCCACCTCAGGCCGATCATGTCGCCGACCGCGATCTGCAAGCCCGCAGGCAGGCCGTTGAGCGTCATCAGCGCGTTGCCGTTGGCGTCGATCGCCTGGCTCCAGCTGGTCGCGGTGCCATCGAACGGCGTGGACGTGCCCGCGCGCACCAGCCCGGCAAAGCCGAAGCGGTAGTTTTTGGGGAAGCGCCGCGTCGGATCGATCGCGTAGAACCGCCGCTGCCGCCCGCGCAGCCGGTCAAAGAACGCCTGCCACAGATCCGCGCTGTCGGGATCGGAACGGTCGATCTCGAAGCGCGCAAACCAGAGCGGCCAGCCCGCCTGCACGCCGCCCTGCCGCCCGCTCGCCTCGGGCGCGGCGTAATCGATCCGCTCGATCCGGAACCGCACGCGGGCGATGCCGCTGGGCGTGTCGGGCTGGGTCAGGATCATCGCAGCACCCGCCTCTCGCGCGCCTCGCGCACGGTGGCGACGATCCGGCCCGGCAGCTCGGCGCGCAGCCGGTCAAGCTGCGCGTTGACCCGCGCGATCGCGGCGGCATCCGCCCCGGTCGCATCGATGCTGATCGGGATCGTCACGTTGGTGCCGCCCAGCCCGCCACCGCTCATCAACGCCTTGCTGTCGCTGTTGGAAAGCACACCGAGCCCGCCTGGCCCGGCGAAAGCGAATTCCGGGCCTTTCTCGCCGACGATCCCGAACTGGCCGGTGGGGATCGTGCCGCCCGTGGCAAACCCGCCCGCAAACCAGCTGCCGATCGATCCGATCGCGCCCTCCAGCCCGCCTCCGCCGCCGCCGCCGCCGAACAGACTGCCGAAAAACCCGCCGAGGCCCCCGCCGCCCCCGCCGCCGCCGAACAGACTGTTGGCGAGCGGCTTGATGATCGCCTGCTGGATCGCGATCCGCAGCAGATCGGCGATGATCTGGTCGGCGACCCGGCTGAACACATCGCCCAGGCTCTCTGCCCCGGTGATCGCGTCGACCAGCCCGTCGTTCAAGGCCTCCAGCCCGTCGATGCGGATCCCGTCGATCGCTTCGTTGATCATCCCCGAAGTCGCGTTGATCCCGCGCAGGTACCGCTCGGCCTCGGTCTCGTTCTGGCGGCTGACGCTGGCGCGGCGACCGGCGGCGTTGGCGTTGAGATTGTCGAGCGCCGCCTGCGCCCGCGCGCGCTCGGCCGCGTCGGTTTCCTGCGCGGAGATGATCGTCGACAGCCGCAGCCGCTCAAGCCGCTCCTCGGCCTCGAGCAGCCGCAGCGCGATCGCCTTTCTCTCGGCCTCGGTGTCGGCCAGCTCGCCCGCGATCTGCAGCGCCTCCAGCTCGCCCTCGGCGCGGGTCGCGGCCAGCTGCTCGGCCTCGCGCGCCAGCTCGACGCGCTTGTTGAACTGGATCGCCTCGATCTCGGCATCGGCAAGCCGGGTGGTCGCCGCCTCCAGCTCGGCGCGCTGCGCGGCGCTGAGATCGGTGCGCGTGGCAATTTCCTTGATCGCCTCGCGCCGGTCCCACTCGACCCCGCGTTCGGCCAGATCGGCGCGTTCCTCGGCGCTCAGCGCGATCTGCATCCGCGCGCGCAGGATCTGCTGGGTGACCGCGACGAGGTCGCTTTCGTAGCGGCTGTCGATCTCCGCCTGGCTCGGCCCCTGCCGCTCGCGCCCGGAGCGGTTCCGCCTGCCCGGCTGCGGGCCGAGGATGCGGCGCGCCGCCGCGCTGTCGCCGTCCAACCCGGCCAGCGTGTCCTCGAACAGCGCGACGTTTTCGCCCTCGACCCCGAAACTCGTGATCGCGCTGGCGGCGCGGAAATACGCGTCCTCGCTCAGCAGGCCCGATCGCATCCGCGCGCGCAGCTGCTGCTCGGCAGCGGTGGCGGACAGCCGCCCGCGCATCACCAGATCGACCACGTCCTGACCGTTGTCCGCGCGCGTGGTCTGGGTTGGTCCCATCGGCCCCCAACCGAACTGAAGATCACCCAGCCCGCCCTGCCGGATCGACTGCATCTCGCTGCGCGCCGCCGCCTGGCGCTGCATCGCGCCGACCATCCCGGCCGCCGCCTGCGCGCGGGCCAGCGCCAGCATCGCCTGCGATTGGGTGTTGATCTTGCCGGTGGTCGCATCGATCACGTTGCCGAGGATGCCCTGCGCCTCGCCCAGCTTGTCGCTGGCGAATTCGACCGATTGCAGCGCGTCCTCGGCCTCGAACAGCTTGCCCACGAACGGGGCGAGCACGATCGCGGCGGAGCTGATCGCAATGCCCCAGGGGCCGCCCAGGAACGCCGCCAACCGGCTGGTCCCGCCGGTCATCATCTGGATCGACTGGATCACCTGGCCAGACTGGCTGGCGAAGATCTGCATCGGCCGCGCGCCGAGCGAATACATCGTCGCGATGTCGCCGAGCTGGAAGCTCAGCTGCTGCATCCCGGCGCGCTGCTGCCCCGCCGACTGGACGACGCGCTGCCCCGCCTGTTCGAAGCCCGCGCCCATCTGCGCGGCCGATCGCCCGGTGGCGACCATCTCGCCCGCCAGCTTGGCCGAAGACCCGCTGGTCTTGTCCAGCGTCTGCCCCAGCTTCTGCGCGCGCCCCTCTGCCTGCGCCACACCGGACGCGAACTGCGTGTCATCGGTGCGCAGCGTGAGGAGAGCATCGCCGAGTGTCTCAGCCATTTTCGTCCCCTACCGCTTCGCTGCTTGAGGGGACTTCCACCCCCAGCCACTCCTCGATCGAGGCGGTCTCGATCACCCCGGTCTCGCCCGCGCCGATCCCCATTTCCGCCAGCTCGCCCGGATCGAGCGATTGCGCCGGGCGCGCATCCGCACCGCTGGCGCTTGCCCGCAGCGCGTCGAAAATCTTCTCGCGCTCCAGCGGCTGGCCCGCGCCCGCCGCCAGCGCGGCGACCTCGATCGCGGAAAGCTTCTCGCGCGCCTCGATCCGGGGCAGCATCACCGCGAAGGCGCGGACCAGCCCGGCAGGAACCGCCGCCAGCCAGTCCTGCGGCCGCCCGCCGTAAAACCGCTGGAGCCGGGGAACGAGCTCGCCCCAATCGACGCCCTGATCGCCTCGGGCACCTCGCCCGTCGCTGCGGTCATCGCTCCTGCCACCTTCAGCTTCGATCGCAGCAGGAGCCCGGTAAAAAGGTCGATGATCGCCCATCGCTGCGAGCCGGGGAGCTTGTCGAACAACGCGTCCGGCGCGCCGACGCAGATCTTGCGCGCCACCGTGCGCACCAGCTCCTCCAGCTCGGCCTCGACCTCCGCCCCGGTCTGTCCGGTCAGCGCCTCGATCCGCTTGCCCCAGACACCGAAGCGGTGGCTCTCGATCACCGAAAGTTCGTCGGGCGAAAGGATCTCCACCCGCTCGTCATCGATGACGATGAACGGGCGCGCGATCAGCGTGCTCAGATCGAGCAGCGGCTTGGTGGCAGGCTCAGCCATCGCCGCCTCAGATCGCGGGCAGGTGCGCGGCGCGCAGCACGCCGAAGCGCTGCTGGGCGTTGGCGGCAGCGGCGTTCTCGATCACATCGAACTGCAGCTGCAGCCCGGCAGGCACGCCCTTGTTGAAGGTGGGCGAAGGCGCGCCGGTCTGCACGCAGCGCGGGATCTCGAACTGCATGAACAGCTGCGGATTGTAGGGCGAAAGCCCGCGCGCCAGCAGCGCGAATTCGCTGGTGCGGCCCACGTCTTCCGACAACCCCACCGATCGGTGCCCCGGCTGGCCGGATGCAGGCGCGACGGTGGTGATGCCGTTGTTGTTGAGCGCGTAGACGTACTGTTCGAGCGTCATGTCGAGCAGCGTCAGGCGGAACATCAGGTCTTCCTCGGTGAGGAAGATCTTGACCGGGCCGGAAGCGCCTGCGGTGCGGACCTTCTGGTAGGTCTTGGCGTGCTGCACCTGGACGCCCGAATTGTCGTAGTTGCGATCGCCGTTGGTGCCGAGCCGGTTCCACGCGACCGCCGGGGCCGCGCCGATGGTGGGGAAGGCAGTGCCGATCGGCGCGAGGAACACGGTGAGCGGGGCACCGATGATTTCAAAGAAGGACATTGCTGGCTACTCCACTTCGTTAAGCGCAAAAAAGACCTGAAAACTCTGGAACTGGCGCGGCCACTCGGTGGTCGGCTCGCGCCCGGCGGCGCTGCCGCCTGCGGAATTGACCCAGTGGATCAGCACGCCCGCGTGCACCGAACGGCGCAGATTGCGCAGCGCGGCGGCGGCGGCGCGCATCACCTGGGCGGCCTCCAGCGGCGTCGCGCCGAACGCGAAGGCATCGATCCGCTGCGTGTCGTGTTCAAGAAAGCTGTCGCCGGTGAGCGAGACCCCGCCCGATGCGCGCAGCACCAGCGCGCGGCGCGGCATCGCGGCGGTCTCGGCAGGCGGCAGCTCGGACCCGAACACGCGCGTCCCGACCAGCGCGGCCAGCGCCGCGTCGGCCCGCAGGAAGGCGACCAGCCCGGCCTCGAGATTGGCGGCGCTCATTTGCCTGCGCCCTCCTTCTCGAACGTCTTGCGGATGTTCGCGGCGAGCTGCGGGTAGATCGCGTCGGCGGCGGGCCGCAGGTAGGGGCGCGCCGGGATCGTCACGCTCTTGGCGAAACGCACCGAGCCGTCGGCCTGCGGGATCGCCAGCGCGGCGGCGCGCACCGGCACGATCACGCCGCCGAGTTCATGGATCAGCGCGTAGCGCACGTCCTGCGATCCCCAGGTGCCGCTGACGCCGGTCGCGTCGGGCGCGGCGAACTTGGCGATCGCCAGCGATCCTTCGAGCCGCCCGGTGCGGTTCTGCCAGTTGTGATTGCGCCGCGCGTGCTCGGCGCAGGCGGCCATCGTCGCGTTGATGCCGGTGATCTGCGCCCGCCGCATCCGCTCGGTCAGCGCGCCGCCTGTCCAGGTCAGGGACTGGGAGGTCATGACGCCAAAAGCCCAAGTGCGATGCCAAGCAGCACCGCGAGCAGACAAATCAGGAAATCCTTCGGCCCGGGGCGAAAGCCCTCAAACACCAAACGCTCGCGGGGCGGCGATGGAAGCGGCGGCGGCCAGTCGCCATCGTATCCAGGAGGCGGCAAGATTTCCCTCATCCGATCCTCTGCAGCGCGGCTTCGCGGTGGTTGTGTTTGAACTGCACCGGGCCTTCGACCTTCAGCCGCCCGGCGATCACCGCGTTGCCCAGCGCATCGGTGACGCTGACGAATTCGTCGCCCTCGGCCAGATCGACATTGAGCGGCAGCAGCACGCGCAGATCCTCGATCATCGCAGTCTTGGCCCCGTCGGTCAGCTCACGGCTGGTCTTCGAGAACACGAAGCACTTGAGGCTGGCGTGCAGCACGGTGAACACCGGAGCCACCGGCCCGCCGAACGCGTCGGTGCCGGTCGCGGTGTTGCGCTCCACCCGCGCGCGGTGCGTGAGGCGACCCGCGATCATTTGCGGCCCCGCAGATCGAGCGCGATCTCGGCGGCGATCGCGCCAAGAGCCACGCCAACCATCAGCAGCACCCGCCTCGGCGCGAAGCGCCGCAAGCGCGAACGCGCGCCCGGAGCGCTCTGCGCGGAGGAAGCCAAGGCGGGCGGACGCCCGCCGCCCGGCGTCTGAGGGCGCAACAAACTCACGCGAAAACCATCCCGCGCCGGTCGGCCAGCGTCTGCAAGATCGCCTCGCGATCGGCGGCGATGTCACCGCTCAGCGTGAACTGGTAATCGCCCGCCCGCTCGCTGCGCAGCGCGCCGCGATAGCTGAGATCGAGCGCGATCAGCTTGATCGTCACCTCGCCCCGCGCGGCGGCGAGGCCCTGCGGCGTGTAGGTGACGCGGACCAGCGGTGCCCAGAATTCGCGCGGGTTCGGCCCGCCGGTGAGCCGCTGGAGCGTGCGCCCGCCGTGCAGCAGGCGGAAATCCCCCGCCGCCAGCGTCACCTCGTTCGCGGCAAGCCCGGTGTTGCCCGGATCGATCTCGACCACCGCGACCGGCTGCGTCGTGTCCGCCGGACGCATCAGCCGGTGGGTGCGCAGCAGGCGCGAGGCCGGATCGGTCGGATCGCCCAGCTCGATCGTCTGCGCCCCCGCCGGGCCGAACCGCGCGTCAAGCTCGGCGGCGATCGCATCGATCATGGCCAGCAGCTCGCCGTCCGGCAGGTCGCTGGGGACGCGGAGCCTGACCCGGTCGAGAAGCGCGAAATCGGGCATCACGCAGCCTCATGCAGCGAAGCGGTAGGCGACAAAGACGCAGCCTCTTTCTGGGGCTGGACTTCAGCCGGGGCCTGCGCCTCGGGCAGCTCGGCGACCAAGAGGTCCATGCTCGCGCCCACGGTGAACTCCTGCTCGGAATTCGCAGGAACGCGCGCAACTTCCGTCCACTCGGCACCATGCACCGGATCACCGTCGCGCGGATACGACAGAACGGCAGCCGGGAAATCGCCGGTGGTGACGCGGACGCGGATGGTCACTTCGTCGCAGCCTTGTTCTCAGCGGCACGCTTGGCCTTGTTGGCCGGAGCAGGCGCTTCCTTGGCAGCGGCTTCCTTCGCAACGGCCCCAGCAGCGGCTTGCTCAGTGTTGACGCGGATGGTCACTTGGTCGCAGCCTTGTTGGCCGAGGCGGGCTTGGCCTTGTCGGCGGCAGCGGCCTTTTCCTTCTCAGCGGCTTCAGCGGCAGCGGCTTCAGCGGCGGCCTTTTCCTTCTCAGCGGCTTCGGCGGCGGCGGCTTCAGCGGCAGCGGCCTCCTCGCGATCAGCGGCAAGGCGCTCGGCCAAAGCAGGGTCGATATCGCCGTCGACCAGGCCGAACATTTCGGCGGCTTCGGCGGGGATTTCATCGCCCGGCGTCGCGTAGAGGAACGCCGCGCGCGGATCGCCCTCGGCGACCAGCTCGGACTTGTCGGCGACAAGGAACAGCTTTGCAGCTGCGATCATGTTCTGGGACATTGGTTTCTTCTCCTGATTGAAGGTGATCATCGGCTCAGGCTCACGCCGCCCGTCACTGGGCCTTGCGCCAGGTGACGACGAGCCACTCGGTGCTGGTGTCGACGGTCGCCATCGCGATCCGCCCCTCGCTGTTCGCGGGGATCGAGGCGTTGGCGAAGCGATCGGTGCGCACGAACGCAGCGGTGAGCGAGACGACGCTGATCAGCGTGTCGCCGTCGCGGATGCCGGGGACGGGAATGTTGCCGATCGGCCCGCCGCGAACGACGGCGGTGGCGACCGTGCGGGTGAAGCCGGATTGGGTGACGGACATTGCAGTGCTCCTGAAGTCTGGGCTTGCCGGGCGGCTCGGGTGAGGGGAGCCGCCGGGAAAGCCGGGGCCGGTCTGCGGGGATCAGGGCAGACCGGCCCCGACAGGCCAGCGCGGCTGCCATGCAAGCCGCGCTGGCCGGGTTCATCACATGCCGGTGACGGTGTGGAACGCTGCCGGGCGGAACAGCACCAGCGCGGCGCGCATGTCGGCGCGCATCGTGCGGATGCCCTGGCCGAACTGGTTGCCGACGTAGCCGACCTGCAGATCGATCCCGCGCCGTTCGAACAACGTGATCCAGCTCGGCTCGAAGCTGCCGACCAGCGAGGTGTTCTCGGCGATGCTTTCGTTCTGCACCACCGGAAGGCCCCACAGCCGCTCCGGCCCGGCCTCCATCGGCGAACCGAAGATGTAGATGCCGTCGGCGGTGCGCGTCAGGCGGATGTCCTGCCAGTCGAGCGGGTGGATGCACTGGTGGGTCGGCAGCGCCCGGCCAATCGTGCGGATCCGCACCATCGCCTTGTAAAGCGCGTCCATCTGCGGATCGGCACCGCGCGCCAGCGTCTGGATGCCCGCCGTGTTGAGGATGCCGCGCATGTTCGGCGCGGTGCCGTTGCCCGACATCGCCTGCTGGTCGAGCCGCTGACGCACGCCGAACGCGAGGCGGCCGTTGGCGTAGCTTTCGATCAGCGCCACGTCCTCGAGCTGCTCGTCGGTCACCGGCAGGCTGTCGGTGATCTTGACCACCGGGATCGAGCGCTGGGTGAAGACGAAGGTGCTTTCCGCAAACGCCGCGCCTTCAGCCGCTTCCGCAGCCGCGTGGGTGCGGGTGGTTTCTTCCATGTAGGGCACCGCCGCCTGCGAGACCTGCCCCATCGGCAAGATGTCGAGCAGCTGGATCGGGCGGGTCACCGCGTCGACGAAGCCGGGCAGGCGGAGGCTTTCCGGGGCAAAGCCCGCCGCCGTGGTCATCAGCGCCTTGTTGCCCAGGGTCTGGAACTGCGCCGCCTTGGCAAGGAAATCGGAGGGCAACGCATCGAGCGCGATGTCGACCCCGCCGCTCTTGGAGTTGTCGCGCCAGGCCTTGAACTCCTTGGCCTCGGTCATCTGCTGGCCGAGCGACTTGAACTGGCCCTCGTTCGCAGGCCGCCCGCCGTTGCCGACGCCCTGGCCGGGGAAGGTGAAGCCCCGGATGCCCTTTTCACGATCGGCGTGATCGGCAGCGGCCTTTTCGGCAGCACCCAGCGTCTCGATGTGCTTGCAGAGCGCGTCGGCCTCGTCATTGAGCGCCTTGAACTTCTCGGCCACCGCGATGCTGTCACCGGCAGGCGTGCCGAGCGACTTCACGTTGCGGAAATCCAGCTCGCCGCTGTCGGTCTTGGCCTCGGCGATCACCTTGGCCATGTCGTCCTGGCGGGTCTGAAGCTTCTCCTGCGCCTCCTTGCGCGTCAGGTTCTTGATATCGGACATTGTGCGTTTCTCCACTGGGCCGGGCCAAAGGCGAAAGAGCCTGAGGTCCGGCGAAAACCGGTGGAGACGTTCTGGCCGCGCGCGCGGCGCTTCTCGCCCCGGACAGATGTCCGGGCCAGCGGAACGCGGCGTTTGGGGATTGGCGCACTGACTAGCGCGGTAGGCGCGATTGGGCAAATGGAACGCGGTGCGCTAAGGTGATCGGATGCTGCTCGCTCTTACCCCGCTCTTCCTTGGCTCCGCCGCGATCGCCGCCTGCCCGGCCCCCGGTTCGTCCAGCGCCCCGCGCCACCACTGCGTCCACGATGGCGACACACTGTGGTGGCACGGCGAGAAGATCCGGCTGGCAGAGATCGACGCGCCCGAACTCACCGCCAGCTGCCCGCGCGAACGCGCGCTGGCCCTGTCAGCGCGCGACCGGCTGATAGTGCTGCTGAACGAACGCCGCGTCACCATCCGCCGCACCGGCACCGATCGCTTCGGACGCACGCTGGCGGTGATCAGCCCGATCGGCGACCAGCTGGTGCGCGAAGGGCTGGCAGGCCGCTGGCCGGGCCGGATCGATTGGTGTGGCAATGGATGATGACATCGCCGCCCTGCGCGCAGCGTTCGACCGGGTGAAAGAGTTTCCCGAATTCCTGCCCGACGAACGCGCCCGCTGGCTCGATCTGCGCGCTGCGGTCGAGAAATTTCTCGAACGCCGGGGCTGATCGTTCTCAAACACCGCTCAGGCGCGATTTAAGAAGGCATAAGAACCCTGCCGCTGCGCTTTTGGCTAGGCGAGCCCCAGAAAGCGCCTCGCGTCAATTCTGGGGCATTCTAGCGGGGGTCTAGGAACCGCCGCGCGCCGCGCACCGCATCGGCCGCCAGTGCGTGCTCGATGATGTCGCGCGCTTTCGCCTGATCCTCCGCGCTGCCATCGCCCGCCAGCGCCTTGCCCAGCGCCGCGTGGATCGCCTCGAGCTGCTTGCGCCCGGTCGCGGTGAGCGCCGCCGGATCGCCGCCCAGCGCCTCGGTCAGCTCGCCCAGGCCCGCGATCAGCGGAGCGAACGCCGCTTCTTTCAGGCCCTTCATGCTGACCGTCCCGGTGTTGCGCCCCGCGCCGCGCACCACGGTCGAGACTTCGTGCACGTCGAGCCGCTTCAACACCCGCACCCGATCATCGCCGCGCACCTGGAAGTCCGCATCGATGACGTCGAAACCGTAGCTGTACTCCTGCACCGCCTTGCCGTTCGCCAGATCGAACTTCAGCGCGGCGTGCCAGTCCTTCCCGGCCTGCGTTTCGAGATTGAGGTGCAGCTCGGCGTAGGCGATGTCGCCCTCTTCGTAGACCCGCGCCTTGCCGAACGGGAAAGATCGGCGATCGTGGTGATGGATCAGCGGGCACCACTGCTCGCCGCCGTCCTTCCAGCTGAACGCGCCGCGCAGGTACGTCTCGCCGTCGTGATCGACTTCGGACAGGCGGGCGAGGATCGCGAGGCCCTTTCCAGCCTCGCCCATCTCGGTGACGGTCAGGTTCTTGGTCTGCATTTCTCTGGTCCTCAAAACGCTCTGAGCGGTAGGCCGATCAGAGATCAAAATACGGCACGAAGCCGAGGGTGCAATTGGGGCGCATCGTATCGGCCATGATCCGCGCGTCCGCCGCCGCCACGATCTTGCCGTCGCGGGCGATGTGGCTGAGTTCGGATCGCGGCTCGCCGAAGCGCCCGTCGAAGATCACGTATTCATCGACGCCCGCCGCCGCCCCGGCCTCCAGCGTCGAGATGTTCTGCGCGTGCTTGGTCTCGGTGCGGGCGATCACGCGGGCGCGGGTTTCGGCGTTGCCCCAGTGCCCGCCTTCGACCTGGTTGGAAATGCGGTTGGCGAGCGCCTGGATGCCTTCGCCCTCGGCCACGCCTGCGGCCAGCGCATCGAAGATCGCCGCGCGGGTCTGCGCGTCGAGATCGACCAGCCCGGCGCGGGTGCCGCCGGTGGCGAGGATCTGGCGCATCACCGGATCGGGCAGCCCGGTGCCGAAGCCCGCTTCCTCCAGCGCGGCGGCGGTCTCGCGCGCGATCTGGACGTACTGCGCCTGGTAGCGGCTCGACAGGCCCTCTTCCCAGGCCTCGATGTTGAGCAGGTCGATGATCTGCTGGACGAGCGCGGGATCGGGCTCGGCCTTGGTCTCGAAGCCGGGGCCGGACTTGCCGGGATCGAAGCCGCGCGCCCTCAGAACGTCGCTCGCGATCCGGCCTGCGGTGTCGCCCCAGCTTTCGAACAGCGGGCGGAGCGCGGCGGCGAAGGCCTCACGCTGGCCGCTCTCGGCGCGGCGCAGCATCAGCGCGACCCGCTCGGCCCGCGCGATCGCCTCGGGGCTGGCATCGCGCGCGCCTGCGGGGAGCCAGTCCTCGGGGACGGTTTTGGTTCCCGCCTCTGGCAGCGCCTTGGCCGCAGCAGGCGCAGGCAGCGCCGGGTCAGCCTCGGGCGCGGGCAGGGCCAGTGCCTCGCGCGGCTTCCCAGCCTCTCCGAGCGGCACCTCGATCGTGGAGATCGGCCGCAGGTAGTACTTGTGGCTCTCGTCCGCGTCGCGCCCGGTTTCGATGAGGTAATCGTGGAGCGTGATCGCGCCCGCCTTCAGCTCGTTGAGCTTGCGTTCGATCTGGCGGTTCTCGTCCTCGGCCAGCGCCAGCACGTCATCGACGTTCCAGTAAAGCTCGAGGCTGCCGGTCTCGCCGCGCCGCCCGAAATCGGGGAGCAGGCTGCGCTGCAGCTCGTCCGCCAGCGCGCGGCCCAGCGGCAGCACGCCGTTGTGCCAGGCGAGCTTCCTCAGCTCCTCCATCGTCGCGCCGACCTTGGTCTGCTGCAGCCCCGCGCCGAACCCGACCACCGCCGCCGGGATGCCCACCGCCGCGCAGACGCGTTCCTCGGCCACGTCGCGCGCTTCGGAGAGGTTCATCTGCTGCGGGTTGAACCCGAACGAGGCGACCTCGGTGGGCGCGCCCATCACCATCGTCCCGCCGCGATTGTCGCCGCTGAAGTTCTCGCGGAACCACGCCTTCAGCGCCTCGACATCCTCGGGCGTGGAGATCGTGCTGCCTTTGGGGCTGATGATCGTGCCGGGCACGCCCATGTTCCGCAGCAGGCTCGCCACGAAGTTGGAACTTTCCATGTCGGCGAAGATTTCGCGGATCACGCCCTGCAGCGGCGAGAGGCCCAGCCGCATGTCGCGCGGGTTGAGGCCGAGGCGGAAATGCACCACGTCCTCGGGCGCGAGATACTGGCGGCCAAACCCGGTGCCCGGCGTGTATTCGTAATGCGACAGGAACTCGCTGCCGTCGTACCCGGCCTTGGGCGCGATCATCCAGTGCGGGACGTACCACAGCTCCACCGGCCTGCCCGAGGTGCTGCGCACCTTGATCCAGTAGGCGTTGCCCGCGATCAGCAGGCTGAGAATCGTCGCCGACCACAGCGCGATGTCGCCGTAAAACGCGTTCGGCGTGCGGATCAGCGCCAGCATTTCGTGATCGTCGAGATCTTCGCGCGATCCGTCGCGCTTGCGCTGGCGCAGGGCCAGCCGCGCTTCGGGCAGCGCGCGCTGCAGCCACATCACCGGGGCCATCACCACCGAGGCATCGAGCATGTCGCCGACCGCGCCGACGTAATCGAACCGCGTGCGCCCCAGCCGCTGGCCGAAGAACAGCGATTGCACCGGGTGCCACATCCGCGTGAGCGAGGTGGTGACGCGCGCGAGCGCCTTGGTGAGGAAGCTGGCGTTACTCATGCCAGCAGCTCCTTCAGCAGTTCGATCTGGCTGGCCGACAGGATCACTTCCTTTGCGCTGCCCGCGCTGCTCTGGCGCAGCACCAGCTTGCCCGGCTCCACCTTCGCCAGCGTGATGTTGGCGAACACGTTGTCACCCAGATTGTGCGTGCCAGTTTTCATGCCGGGATCCATCCTTCCTCGATCGGGCTGCGCTCGCCTGCGCCGATGCTGCTGGCGACGATCCGCCACGGCACCGCCCCGCCATCGCCCGCCGCGTGGACGGCGAGCGCCAGCGCCCAGAAGCGGTCGGCGTGGCCATCGGGCGTGCGTTCGGCGGTGAAGCGGATGTTGCCGCTGGCGGTCACCGCCTTGGTGACAGAGCGCAGATCGGCGCGGATCGCGCCCGAATACGGAATGCGCAGCCGCCGGTCCTCCATCAGCCCGCGGACCGGGTAGGCGAGCGCCTCCTTGCTCTTGGCAGTGAAGTTCACGCCCTCGATCCGGTACTCGCCGAACTTGCGCTTGGCATCGTCGACCCAGCCGATCCCCAGCCCGGTGTTGTCGATCGCGACCCGCTGGCAGCGTTCGAACCACGGCCAGATCACCTTTTCCTGATCGGGCTTGGTCATGTTCTGCAGCGTCTCGACGTGGCGCGTGTAGAACACATCGCCCAGCTTCTCGACCACCCACAGCACGGTGAGGTCTTTCTTGCGACCGATATCGACCCCGGCGAACAGCGTCCCGCCCTCGGGCGTCTGCCAGTCGACGCCTTGCGCGTACTCGCTGCGCGCGATCAGATCATATTCGAGGAACGCCGCGTCATCATCCGCCGGGCGGCACATGTATTCCTGCTGGAAGCTTTCCTCGTCCGCCGCGCCCGATTTGATGAAGTCGAAATACGCCGCCTCGTCCATCGCCTGGCGCTGATCCTCGGGCGGAAGCGATTGCTGCAGCTTCCACAAAAAGCCCTGGTCGAGCGCGTCCTGCAGCGTCACGGTGTGCAGGCTGATCCCTTTCGGGTTGCCCTGTTCGCGGATCTCGCGGACCAGCTGGTTGAAGAAATTGTTGCTGCCCCGGTGGGTGCTGATCAGCTCCATCGCGCCGCCCCAGGTGATCCCCGGATAGGCGATCGTCCACAGCTTGCGCGGATCGGGGTGGAGCGCGAATTCATCGAGGATGCGCCCGCCGCGCTTGCCCGCCTGCGCGTTGGGGTTGGAACTCATCGAGTTGATCCGCCGCGCGCTGGCGAAGCGCAGCACGTAGGCGGTCTGGCGGTCGCGCGGATCGAGCACCTGCTCGCCGAGGTCTTCGGCGGCGATCGACAGGTTGCCCGCCCAGAACTTGCAGTCTTCGAGGAACAGCTGCGCCTGGATATCATCGCGGCTGCTGACCCACTGATCGTGCCGCGCGGTGGCCAGCGCGGTGCGCGAGACAGCGGCGTAGGCGGTCGCCCAGCTGAGGCCGATCTGGCGCGATTTCTCGATCAGCTTCAACCGCGATTCGTCCGCGATCCACGCCGCCTGGTAGGGCAGGAAGATCGCGCCAGGGCTGGCCGGGATGCGCTTCGCGTTTCCCATCAAACCTGCCCCGTCAGCGCGCGGTTGATCTCAGCCATCGCTTCGGGGGAAACGCCCTTGCGCTTGCCGATCTCGCCCGCTTCCTTCGCCGCTTCGGCGAGGCGCTCCTGCACTTCCTTCTCCAGCCGCTCGCGGTACTCGGCGCTGATCTTCTGCGCGCTCACCGCGCTTTGCAGCGCACGCGAGAGCTGCATGATCCCGGCGGTCGAGACGTTGCCGCCTTCGAGGATTTCGAACGCCGCCACTTTCAGCATCTCGGCCACCGCGATCGTCACCTCGTCGGGCGCGCTCGCGTCCATCGTGCGGGCGAGCTCGCTGCCCATCCGCTGGATTTCATCCAGCCGGCGGAACTGGATCGACTTCCTCACCGCGTAGCGGCTCCACGCGCTCTTGCTGATCGGATCGAGGCCCAGATCGGCGAGCTTCTCGTTGAACTCGGTCAGGATCACCGCGCTGGGCAGCTTGCGTTCGCGCAGGGCCTCGTTCGCCCAGGCGATCGCCAGCTCGGCCTCGTCGGGCAGCCGGTCGATCGACGACAGGTGCCCCCGGCCCTCGCGGCGGTTGGCCTTGCGCGCCATCTCAGCCCAGCTCCGCCGGGCGCATCACGCCGTCGATGACGCTGCGCTCCTCCAGGTGATCGCGGCCCGGAGCCTCGATCCGCGCGAACAGCACCTCGTCGGCCTCGTGCAGGCTGACCGCGCCCAGTTCGGCGAGCTTGCGCATCTGCGTCCTGATCCAGTCGCGCGAGCGGCGGTAGCCGTAAATGTCGAGCACGCGCTTGACCAGCAGGTCGGACAGCCGCCCGTCGGCCTGCTCGGCCAGCGCGCGCAGGATCTTCAGGCGCACTTCGCGGGCGAGCGCTTCGGCCAGATCGGCGGTGAAGCTCACTTGCTCATCCCCTTCGGCACCACCACCGACATGATCAGCTGGATGCTGCGATCGATGTGATCGACCTTGGCCGCCGTCGCCGCGCTGGTCGCCGCGTGTTCGCCCTGCTTGTCGGACAGCGCGCGCTGGCGCGCCTCGATGTCGGGCAGCGATCCGGCCAGCTTGTCGATCGCCTTTTCCACGCGCCGGACATCGGCGGGGCTGGCGGTGTTCTTCTCGATCTCGCCCAGCCGCGTATCGAGCGAGCCGACCTTGGCGGTCAGCGCTGCGACCTTCTTCTCCAGCCCGCCGGTGCCGACCGGATTGCGCGCGCCGCCGCGCCAGATCGCCGCGCCGATCCCGATCACGATCACCGCGATGATCAGCAGTTCAATGATATTGCCCGAAGTCATTTCCCGTCCGGCCTTTCCTGCGGCCCTACCGCTTCGCTGCTTGAGGGCTTGATTGTGTCGGTCGCCAACGAGAAGGTGCGCCGCACGAAGTCCTTCACCTGATTTCCGAACAGCTCGAGCAGCGAGTAGCCCGAAAAGCCCAGCCCGATCGCCACCACGAAAGCGAACAACCAGCCGGGGCGGCTCTCGACGATCCACAGCTCGACGATCACCAGCATGATGAAGCTGACCAGCAGGCGCAGCTTCCAGCCCAGATCGGCCTCGGCGCGCACCGTGAACGGCCGCGCGGCGATGATCCCGATCGCGCCCAGCGCGCAGGTCACCACCGGCACCGGCAGGCCCGCCAGATCGATCAGGAACCGCTCGCCCAGCGGCAGCGCGGGCGCGGGCACCACTGCGCTGACCGCCAGCGCGGGCACCCAGCCGCCCAGGAATTGCTTGGCGCTGAGCGGCCAGGCGATCGGCGGGATCATCGCCGCGCCTCCGCCGCCGTCTGGCAGCCGACGCAGCGCTTGGCCGAAGGCAGCGCCGCGCGCCGCGCCTCCTCGATCCGTTCCCCGCAGGTGAGGCAGAATTCCTCGCCCAGCCCGGCAAGGTTGCTGCGCACGCGCGCCACCGCAGCTTCGCGCTGGCGCTCCTGCAGCGCCTCGTGCCGTTCGAGCCCGCGATCGATGTTGTCGTTCATTGGGCAGGCTCCGGGTTGAAGCGGACCGTCTGCTGCGCCTCGATCCAGTCGATCAGCGCATCGAGCTGCAGCGCCTGCTCGCTGGCGATCAGCGCGTCACTGGCGCTCAGCTCTCCGGCGGCAGGAAGTCGGTCTTCACCGGGCGCTGCATCAGCTCGGGCGGCGGGGCCGGAAAGTCCGGGCAGATCAGCCGCGTCGGCGTGGCCGGGATCGGTTCGGGCGGCGTCTCGCGCGCGCAGCCGCCCAGCGCGAGCGCGCAGGGCAGCCAGATCGCGGCGGTAGTTTGCGACACTCGCATCGGTGATGATCTCCTGTTCGCGGGCGACCCGCAGGGCGTTGGCCTCGGCGTCTTTTTGCGCCTGTCGTGAGGCTTCGAGGAAAGTGTTGACGGTGCCGAGATGCGCGGACCGCTCGGCAACGAGATCAAGGTTGACGCGCACGATTTTGCGGTCGCGTTCGGCGATCTCGTCGCGCAGGCCCGGCGCGGTCACCAGCGCCATCCACATGAACGCGGGAAGCACCGTGCCGACAACCGCGTTGCGCCAGTCCGCCAGCAGCCACTTAAGCGCCGCTGAGACGCCTCTCAGAAGCGCATCAAACGCGCCCGAGAACAGCAGCTTCAGCCCCAGCAACATCAGCCGATCCCCGGCGCGTTGCGGGCCAGTGCGGCGCGGACTTCATCCTTGATGTCGAGCGGGCGGGCGCTGCTCCAGTCAGGCTCGCCGTTCTTGCGGACGCGTTCGTAGAACATCACCACGCCGTCGCCGCTCCAACGCCCGTCGAAGAACAGATCGCGTTCGGCCTTGCGGCGGGCGATGATCTCGCGCGGGCGCGACCAGTTCATGAATTCGGTCCAGGCCTTGTCGCGGCGGCCGAGGAGGAAGCTCTGCACCCAGTCGGCTTGGCCGATCGCGCCGGTGTTCCAGTGGAAGGAAAGGGCGGCGGCGGTCTGCGCCTCGGTCAGCTCGCGGCCCCGGAACGCGGCGGTGACCTGCGGCAGGTATTTGGTGCGCAGCAGCCACTCGAACACTTCGACCGCGCGCTCGACGGTGGAGGGCGCGCCCCAGTAGCGCGCGACCTTGTGCCCGCTCGCGTCAGTGACGCCGAGGCCCCACGTCGGCTCGCCCGCGCTGCAGAGGTAGGTCTCCAGCACAAGGCCTTCGTGCTCGGCGATTTCGAGAACGGTCCGGGGGGTGAGAAGTGCGACGCTCATGGCGACGCTGGATGGGGGAATTCGGCGGGTCTCGCGCCCCGGACAGATGTCCGGGCCTAGCCGGTGAAGAGGTCGCCCTGGCGGGGATCGCCGATCCGCAGGCCTGCGCGCTTCAACGCGGCGCGGCGGCGGCGGATGGTGCGGATCGTGTAGCCGCAGGCGCGGGCGATGTCACGTTCGCTGCGCCCGGCGCGGATCATCGCATCGGCGCGCGCCTGCGCCTGCGCGATGAAGCCGGTGTCGGCCAGCGGGATTTCGATGCGGATCCCGCCGAAGCCGCCGGTGAAGTGATCGGCGATTCGCTGCGCGGCGTCCGATCCGACCAGCTGCACCAGCCAGTGATCGGCTTCGGGCCTGGGTGGAATGTAGACCCGCGTCCCGCCGACCGCGCCCGCCACGCTGCGCGCCGCCGCCTCACCCGCGATCAGGGCGATGTCGGACAGCGCATCGGGCAGCGGGGCGGCGGGCTGGGTCACTGGGCGGCGGGCTCCCACACCGGCTCGCCGGTTTCGGGCTGGCGGGCGAGCGGCAGCGGGTGGCCGCAGCCCGCGCACTCGGCGGCGGCGCGGCCGACGTGCCAGCTCTTGCCGCTGCACTGCGGACAGCGGTTGGTCTCGCCGGGCCAGTAGAGCAGCGGCGCGGCGCTGGTGAGGGCGGCGGGCGCGTTCATCCCGCCACCTCGTCAGGCTGACGGAGGTATTCGGCGATCACCTCGCGGTCGAATTCGTCGGCGGCGGGCGGGGCAGCTTTGCTGAAGCACTCAGCCCACCACGCTTTGCCCGGCCAGCCTGCGAGAACGAGACACAGGAAGCCCGGCAGATCGGCGTCGATCTCCGTCACAAGATAAGTCTTCCCGGCTCGCGGAACCTGCGTTTCGTCGAGGCCGGTTTCTACGCAAGCCCATTCATCGTCGTAGATGCACAGCGCCAGATCGCCCACTTGCCAGTTCTCGTTCATGCCGCACCTCCCGCCGCGCGCACCGCCGAAATCGCAGCCTCCGCCCGTGCGTCGTCGATCGCATCGAACAGCGCGTCATAATCGCCTTCGTCCGCAGCCTCGATGATCGCGCAGATGCAGGCCCGCAGGCGATCGGCCTCAGCGGCCAGCTCAATCTGTGTCATGCTCATGCCGCACCTCCCGCTGCGCGCAGTTTCTTGCCCAGCGCCTGGGCGAGGCTCTGGTAGGCTTCGGCGTCCATCGGGCCTGCCGCGCCGCATTCGATCCCGCACAGCCGCCACGCGGCAATGTCGATCGTCCAGTCGGCAGGCACCTCGCCCGCGCCCTTCAGCTTCCACAGGATGGCCTGGCACAGCCCTTCGTTGAGCGCGCGCACCGAAAGCGCCGCGCCGCCCGCATCGACCTGCGGCCAGCCGTGAGTGGTGGCCATCGCCTTCAGCGCCTCGATCAGTTTGTAGCCCTGGCGCTGATCGGCCCAGACCAGCCGCTCGCACTTGAGCTGGCGCTTCGCGAAGGCTTCGAGCGCCTGTTCGGAAGGGCTGCGCACCGCGCCGAGGTGGTGGAGGCTGATCCACAGCGCCCGCGCCTTCCTCGCCACCGGATGCTGCGCGGGGCGGGCAGCGGCGGCCGCGCCCTTGGCAGGCAGCGGCTTGAAGCCCTTGCCCTCGAACACGCGGATCACCCGCTCCAGCTCGGCGTCGGTGCAATCGGCGGCGCTGCTGCGCCCGGTCGCATCGAGCATGATCTGGCGGTAATCATCCTCGTCGAGCGCGAGCTGTTTCTTGGCGACGTGGATCTTGCCGAGCATCGCGTTGCGGCGCTGTTTGGACCGGTCGAACCGGGCAGGCTGCGCCGGAGCGGTGGAAGCAAGCGAAAGTCCCATCATGCGTCTCCCGTGATGGCGGCCAGCCCGATCGCGCAGATCGTCGCGAGGCACAGGGTGAGGGTGATCGCGACCGCTTCGACCCGGGCAGCGCCGGGGCCGTAGACCGCGTCGTAATCGCGCACGACGGTGCGGATAAGGATGAGGAGGTGGGTCATTCCCGATCCTCCTTCCAGTAGGCAAAGTTCACGTGCAGCTCGTCCACGAAGTTATCGAGCGCATCGCGCAGGGTGTCGGCCTCTGAGCTGAGCACATGAATTTCGCTGTCGTACCAGTCGTATCCGATCAGCTCGATCTGCTTGCGGATCACGGCGATGCGGCGCTTGGTCCGGGTGTGGGCCAGCTCCTCAAAGGCTTTGCGGCGGCTCACAGCGCCCTCGCGGAGTTTTGGCTCCACGCCTTCTTGAGGTGCTGGAGGCTCACCGGCGCGCCCTGCGCCACCGCCAGCATGTGCGCCACTTCGAGCGCGAAGGTCGCGCCCCGGATCGCGCCCGGCTTGTCCACGATCTCGCGCAGGAACGCGATCATCTTTTCGTCGGTCACCTGCCACGCCGCCGCCAGCGCCTCGGCATCGCCCGCCACCGCGCGCGGGCGCGGCAGCCTGAGGCCAATCCGGCTGAACAGCTGCGCGAACTCCGCCGCGCGCGCGACGCCATCGATTGACTGCTGGACCTTCTCGTTGCCCATCAGCACCATGCCGGCGCCGGTCGCATCGTAGATGCTGCGCAGCTCCTCCAGCGCCTTGATCGAAAGGTGCTGCGCCTCGTCCACGATCAGCACCGCGTGCTTGCGGCCCGCCAGCTTCTCGATGATCATCTCGGTCAGCGCGGCGGGGGAACCGATCACGTTCTTCTCACCCAGCGCCCGCAGCACCCGCTGCTGCATCGGCATGATCCCGCTGGTCGAGGGCGTCATCGTTGCCATGTAACTGGCGTGATTGTCGCGCAGGAAGTGCTTCGCCGTCTCGGTCTTGCCCAGGCCTGCGCCGGTGACGATCAGCACCAGCCGCCCGCGCTGCGCCCAGTGCAGGTAGTGGGTGATCGCGCTGCTCGTCGGCGTTTCGAAGTAGCCCGGCTTTTCCGGCAGATCGGCGACCAGGCTCTGCTGGGTCGCCTTGGTCTGGCGAAAAAGCGCGATCTGATCGGCATATTTGCGCCGGTTGCCGGTGTAACCGCCATCGGGCTTGAGCTGGCTGATGGTGCCTTCGGAAATCCCGGTTTCGCGCGCCAGCAGCGCCCAGCTCATCCCGGTTTCCTCCTTGTGCGCGTTCAGCCACGCGAACTGTTCGGAGACGAAGGCGCGCTCCGCCTCGCTCTCCTTCGCGCCGATCGCGTCGCTGAGGGTTTCCTGTGCTCGGGTAGCCATGTATTCGTTCTCCTGTTCCTTGCTTGGGACAGATGCGCGGGGGCGAGTGGAATTGGCCCCGCGCATCACTTCTTCACTCGACGATCCTGAGATTGACCTTGCCCAGGGCGGCGATGATGTCGGTCTCCGCCTCGCTCGGCGTAGGGGCGGGCTGGGGTTTCAGTGCGGCCGCGCCGACGCTGGCACGGTGGCGCACCGGCGCGATCACGCTGGGTTCGGGCAGATCGGGCAGATCGATGGCCACGCGCGTGGCGGCGACCTCCGCCGCATCGAGCGTGCGGTGCGCCTCCAGCGATTCCTTCGCCTTGCGGCGCGCGTTGCGGCGGCGCTTGGCCACTTCCTCGGCCCCGGCCTTGTCGAAAAAGCCGTGATCGGCGATCACCGGAGCCTCGGCGATGAAGCGCCCCTCACGGTCGTAGAGGTAGACCTCGCGGTGCAGATCGTCGGGATCGAAGCGCACCGTCACCCGCTCACCCAGCCGGTCGATGCACTGTTCGGCGTAATACCGGTTGCCGTAGAGCTTCACCTCGCCGGTGCGGCTGTCGAGCTTCTTCACTTCCGACGCGAGCAGCGCCATCCGCAGTTCGCCCGCGCTTGCCTGCCGGATCGGCGCGACGGCGTAGCTTTCGGCGAAGGTTTGGTCGCAGCTGCGGCCCGCGCAGGCCCCGGCCTGCCGCCCTTCACGCGCGTTGTAGAGCGTGATCCCGCGCGCGACGATCGCCTGCACCTCGTCCCAGCCGAGCACGCGGCTGTCGTAATTCGCGGGCTTATTGACCGGGCTGTTGCCGGTGTAGGCCCCGGCGCATTCCGGCCCGCGCCAGATGCGATCGCCGAATTCGCGGAACGCCCGCTCGATCGGCTTGGACTGGCCTGCGAAAGGCCGGGTGAAGCGCACTTCGATCTGCAGCGACACAAACAGCCCCGCAGGCTCATCATCGGCCACGGCATATCGATAGCGCGTCTCCGCCCCGGCGGAGAGCTGCTTGCCCGCGAAGGTGCGGCTGTTGTCCGACAGGTAGATCGCCGGGATGCCAAAATTGCGGAACACGTCGGCAAAGGCCAGCCGCGTCGCCAGCACGTTTTCGGACAGGTCCACCCGCCAACCGATGATCTTGCGGCTGAAGATGTCCTGCACCGCGATCACCACCGGGCGCACCTTTTCCCCGGTGCGCGGGTGGGCGACGAACACGTCGAGCTGGTGGCCATCGACATTGACCGCCTGCAGCGCGTGCATCGATGTCACGTCGCGGCGTTGATCGGGCACCGTGCGGATCAGCGCATCGGCCCCCTCGCGCGCCAGCCGCCGCACCGATGGCGGCACTTCCTTTTCGAACCGCCGCTGGAAGGTGCGAGCGTGCGGAATGGCGATGCCGCGCGCCTTCGCGGTCCGCTTCACCTCGTCATAACATGCCGCGAGCGGCGGCTTTTCGGGCCGGAGCGCATCGGACTTGTAGATTTCCCACAGATCGGGGTGGATTTCGGCCTCGGCCCCGCCGCCCTGACGGCGCGGGGCAAGCGCGGGGAGCCAGTTGCCGCGCGCAAGGCCCTCGACGCTGCGCAGCCAGTTCCACAAGGTCGATCGACCGACGCCCGACTGGTCGGACACCGCCGCCACCGCCGCGCTGCGGGTCGATCCCGCCTCGCACAGCAGCTCGATCGCGGTGACCGCCTCCAGCCGCCGCTGCGCTTCGGCCTTCACCTTGGCGCTTTGCCGGTCGAGCCAGTCCCAGGCGGTGGCCTGCGCGGACACCGCGACCGGATGCAGGCGGATGATCCCGCGCCGCGCCAGCTCGATCCGCGCCTCGCCCGGCAGCAGGCTGGCGTGGAATTCCACCCCGCCGCCCCGCGCGCCCTTGGTCTTGCGCACCAGCAGGCGATTGTCCGGGCCGAGCCGCGCGGCCCAGCGCTCCGCCGCCGCCCGGCGATTGATCGAACGCTTGTCTCCCGGCAGGCCGGGCAGGCCCAGCGCCTCCAGCTCGGCGGCGGTAAACCACGCGTCCGCTTCCAGCGGGATCATCTGCGCCGCGCGCCCCATCATTCGCCCCCTCTGCGGATTGTCGGCGCGGTGCGGCGCAGCATCCTGATTTTTTCTTCGAGCTGCCGCTTCTCCTGCTCGGCATTGCCCAGCTCGACGAGGTCGATCTCGGCCCCGGTCACCACCGCGCAGCCGCAGCTGCGCAGGTGCCGATCGAACAGATCGAAGCGCCCGGTGACGATGACGATCGCCATCAGCCGCGAAAACGGGACGCGGTGATCCTCGCGCGCGGGGCTGGAGTAGGCATCGAGCATCGCCTTGCTGATATCCTCGTCCAGCAGGCGGCTGACCTCGGCGGCGAGCAGGTAGCGGTCGCGCCCGTCCGAATTGAGCATTTCGCCGACGAGCACGTTGGTGCGGCGTTCAAAGCCCGCGAGCGCGGCCTCGCCCGCAGGCACGATCAGCGCCGCGAAATCGAAGCCGAGCTGGTCGGGGTGGGAGCGCGCTTTACCCATCGGCGTCGCATTTCTGGTGTAGCGGCTTGAATCGCGGCAGAACCGTCACGACGACGTTGCCTTCGAGCACAATTCTTTGCCCGCCACCGAGCCTGACGTAGCACGCGCCGAACTCAACCCCGGCGCGCACCGCCGGGCAATCGATCGCGCGGCGAATGTCGGCATCGGGCAAATCGGCGACCCGCTCCCGGTACCTGTCGACCGCGTGTGCGGTGATGCGGAGATCAGGCATTGCTGCCCTCGCGGAACGGAAAGTGGACGTGCTCGGGGAACTGGAACTCGCGCGCGGCCTTGCTGGGGTCAAACTCAGCGCCGTGACGAGCGAGGTAGGCGCGGACCTCCTGCCCCCACATCTTGCGGCCCCAGACCGTTCCCTGGTGCGCCTGCCAGCCCTTGCCCCACAGCGCCTTGCGCCGCTGCTGGAGCGTCGCGTCGGCGGGCAGGTCTCTGACCAGCTCGGCAATCCGGGCGCGGGCGGCAGCTCTCCAGACACTCATGCTGCGCCCCTGATTTTCGCCGAGAAACGCAGCTTCGCGTGCGAGCTGGTGATGTAGCCGCTGGCGCTGCAATTCACCTGAAGCCGCCAACCATCGGGATACTGTGCGACCACCCGGCGCAGCTTGCCCTGCGCGTCGTAGTAACCGGCAAGGCGCGGCGTGCCTTCGGGCTGAACCCGGAAGAACTCGCACAGTTCGCCGATCGCGCCGGGCGATGCCTCGAATTCGACCTTGGTAAGCGGGCCGAGGTTCATTGCGGCTTCCCTCCGACCCAGCGTCCGGACAGGTAAATCTCCGCGACGACTTCGTGCCCCGTGGCGCGGCTGTGGCGCGCGCCGCACGCAACAGCATTGCGGTCACCCCAGCGCTTGCCGCAGGTAAGGCATTCGGCGAGCCAGTGGACCTGACGCATCCCCTAATCCCTCATCATCCAGCGTGCATCGAACTGTTCGAAGCCGCTCTGTTGTCCCTCGCCCCGCAGGCTCAGCGGCGGCAGCGCCGATTCTCGCCCGCGCCGGGCCATCTTGGCCCGGTGTTCCTCGCGCGCGGCGACCGCCTTCATCCGCGCTTCGGCCTCGATCGGCGTGACGCCCAGCTCGATCGCGAGCTCCATCACCTTGCGGTGGTGCCGGTAGTATTCGGCCTTGCTGGCGAAGCGGGGCATCAGCGGTGTCCTCCTGCGGCCTGCAGGCGCTTGAGCAGCTCGCGCGAACCGAGCCGCAGCGCAGCGTCGCGGCTCCGGTCGTGAACCGGATCGCAATCGTACATGCGGCCCAGTCGCGCGGCCCTGCGCACCGAAATGCCAAGCTCTGCGGCGATCTCGGCGAAGGTCCGGCCTGCCTCGAACAGCTCGACCACCGCGCTCTCTCCCGGTGTCAGTCCCATCACGCGTCCTCCTGCCGGGCGAGCGCGCGAACCTGCTCTTCGAACGCGCGCCGCGCCTGTTGCCGCTGCGCTTCGTGTTGGTTGCGCAGCACTTCGATCCGCCGCGCCAGCGCCTGCGTGTTGGTGGAGGCGGGCAGCCGCTCGATCACGAAATCGCGGGCGATGCGGCGGTTGACGCGCGACCAGCTCCGGCGCGTGGGATCGAACGGAAATCCGGTCAGATGCCGATCGCGCACGAGGTAAATCTTGGCGACGAGGAACCGGTCGCCATCGCGGTAAAGCACGCGATCACCGGGAGAGAACGTCGTCATCCGGCCCCTCCCACGCGCACGAAATACAGCGGCTCGCCATCCGGCGCGCGCGGAATCGGGAGGGGCGCGATCACCTCGATCGCCCGCGCGCGGTTGGGCAGGCGGCGGATCGCGCCGCGCTCTTCCAGCCCGACAAGCATCTCCCGCGTGCTTTGCTTGCTGAGCGGCGAGTTGCCGATGCCGACCGCGATCTCGGCCACGCAGGGGCTGAAGCCCTTCGCCGCCTGAAAGCCGACGATAAAACGCAGCGCGTCCGCCTGCCGCTGGGTCAGCCCGATCATCGCCCCACCACCTTGGCGCTGCTGCGCAGAATTCCCGTCGGGGCGGCGACGCCCGGCCCCTCGATCAGCGCGCGGTCGCGCTCTCGCAGGATCGCGGCCACTTGCTTGAGCCGTCGGATTGCCGTCAGCCGGTCGAACCCGGTTTCGGCCATTTCGCGCGCGATCGCGGCTTCGCTGGGCAGGCCGCTCACTGCGCGAGCTCCCACAGCGTCAGCGCCCACCAGATCACGCCCGGCGCGCAGATCGCCAGCACCAGCCCGACGAGCGCCGCATCGATCAGCCGCGCCCACATCAGATCGTCACCTGCGCGGCGATCGCGCCGACCACCAGCCACACGGCCAGTCCCAGCACCAGCGCGAGCGCCAGCCTCACGTATCCCTTCATCACAGCACCTCCTCAAGCGAGCGAATTTCCGAATTGCGGTGGAGCGGGGGCAGCCAGATCGTGCGCGTTTGGCCGCGCGGCGTGGGCCGCTTCACGTCCCACACGATCCAGCAGTAATCGGTCATCCCGCCGCTGAAGGCCCGCTTGCCCATCGCCGCGATCCTGTCGCCCGGCGGCATCGAGGGGCGCTGGCACAGGTGCAGCACCGCCTGCGGCGGATGATCGGTGAACAGCTGGTAGCGCGCTTGGCTGGCGAGCCACTTGCTCGGCATCAGGATGCAGACCCGGCGCGAGCTGAGCGTGAGAGCGTGCCGCGCAAACGCCTCGGCGATGCCCTTGACGTAGCTGTAGGGCGGGTTGCAGACGATGCTGCACGGGGCAGGCGCGACGGTCTGTTCGAGGAAGTCGCCCGAGCTCAACTTTGGCTGCGCCAACCCCTCGAAATCATCGGGGAAACTTGACCAGGCGAAGTTGTCGACGAGATCGCTGCCAAACGTCTGGAGGCCCAGCTCCCACGCCGCCTGCATCGTGTTCCCGAGGCCGCAGCACGGATCCCAGATCGCAAGACCCTCGGCTTTCTCCAGCGCGAATTCATCCAGCACCAGCGCCAGCTGACGCGCACACCAGATTTCATCGACGTACCAGTCGAGCGGGTGCCGCTTGGAGTGCCGCCCGGAGGAAATCTCGCCCCTCATTGCCCCAGCTCCTCGTTGATCATGTCGCGCACGCGGCGCTTCATGTCGGGGGTGAGCATTCCAACCAGCTTGGGGAGGAATTGGCGCTGATGCGTGGCATCGAGCCGCTTCCAGTTGCTGTGGACGGCATCGAAGTGCTTCTGGTGCGCCACCGGCGTCGCCAATGGCGTCGTAGCACCCACCCCCGCCGCGATCTTCGCATCCTCGACCCCGATTTCGGGATTGGCGAGCAGCGCGTCTATCACCTTGCGGCGGACGCCCTCGTCTTTGAGCCGGGTCAGCTCCTTCAGCTGGCTGCCGTTCTCCCCCACCACCGGATGCTTGGCGAGCGCTTCGGCCAGGTCAGGAAACGGCTCGATCACGAGGCGATAAAGCGCCAGATCGCGATGAATCGTGCGCCGCGACATATCGAGCGCTTCGCCGACTGATTCCTCCCAGCTGTATGCTTGTGCCATCTTGGCATAAGCATCCTCGGTCTCGTCTCTGAGAGCCGCCTCAGCGGTCTCTTCGAAGTGTTTCACGCGGTCCCAGCGTGCCTTCGCGCCCCGCTGATACTGATCCAGATCGCCATGCGCCCGCGCAATCCGCTCCTGCGCGGCGGTCACCAGCGCAGCGGTGAACTTCGCCCGCTCGATTGGCCCCAGCGGGCGGCGGTGCAGGTTCTCCGAGGCCTCCAGATCGGCGAGGTCTTCGGGCTTCCCCTTCACCTCGATCGCGAATACCGTGATGCTTTCGTAGGTCGCCCCCATCAGCCGGTGCATCCCGGTGACCAGCCGCCACGGCGTCTTGCCCTCTGCGACGCAGGCCTCGACCGTCTTGCTCGGCAGATTGCGGGCCACCTTGATGGGATCGCGCTGGCCGTCGACCGCCATCAGGCGCCCTAGCGCCGCTGCCTTGTCCTCGTGCAGGAACCCGATCCGCTCGGGGATCGTGATATCGGTCGGCGAAAGCTCAAGCAGCTGCGCGCTGGCGAGCAACGGTTCGCGAGCGCTCATTTCGCGCCATCCTTTACGGCGAATTCGCCGCACCACTGGTGGGCGTCGGTTATGGCTAGCCCGCTCGAACTCGGCGGAAAGCGGCGGCAGACGCCCGCCAGAAGGCTGAAGCGTGTTTGGTCGAAAAACGGATCGAAGAACCTGCAGTCAGCGCAGGTGCCCGTCGCAGGAGCGTTCATTTCGCGCCCCCACATAGACGGTGCGCCTGATCGGCATCGCGGTTAGCTTGCTCGTCACCCGCACAGGAGAACAGCCCATGCCGAACGCCGATCTCGATCCGATCCAGCAGCTGCGCGATCAGCTCTACGCCCTCCAGCAGCTCGTCCTCGCGCACTGCGTCGCTTTTGCGGCGGTCGATCGCAGCGCCACTGACACCGCCCTGCTCATCGCCGCCGGGCAGGCCGATCAGCTCCTCGCCGGGGGTCGCCCCGTGGCGGCGCAGCGGCTCGCGCTCCTCTGTCAGGAGGTCCAGCAGTGCCTCGATTGAGGCCCGCGCCTCCGCCACCGCACCCTTCACCGCGATGCGCCGGATCAACGGACGGATCACCGCCCGGTCCGCAAAGCCGATATCGGCCAGCGCCAGCCCACTCACGCCGCCACCGCCTTTGCAGGCGCGCTGAACTCATTGCGAGCTTCGGCCTCAATCTCGCGCAGCGCATTCTCGACCTTGTCGAGGGTGCTGAGCGTGATGCTCGTCGGCTCTGGATTGCGCGGCGTTCTCTTCCACCGCGCCACGGTGGAAGGAGCCACACCCGCCCTCAGGCAGACGGCGCGAACCGAAGAATACGCCCGCCGGGCGCGATTCTCGATGTCTCGAACGGTCGATTGCTGGTCCATAGGTTGATAGCATTATTAGCAATCACGCTAACCCGCAATAGCAGGAATGCAATTTTTGTTGCTATCGGGGATTTGGTAGCGCGGCGTCATGGAGGGGCTTGATCAGGATGCTGCGCTCGTGCGCGAGCTCGTGCGCTTTACAGGCCGGACCTCGGCTGAGGTGGCGAGGGCAGCGGGCCTTGCTGCCTCTACGATCAACCGTCACGTCAATGGCACCGCCGAAACCCGGCTAAGCTTCAGCACTGTCGAAAAGCTGCGCGCGGCCTATCCCCAGTTCCCCGGTTGGCAGAAGGCTGGAACCAACGAAACACGCCTCCCGTACCGCCCTCAAGAGCCGGTGCCGCTCTTCGGTTCGTCGCAACCGGATCACGTCCCGGTCCGCGAGATCGACCTCAGCTACGGCATGGGCGCGACCTACCTTGATGTCCCTGTAACCGAGGAAGTCCACCACTTCCCCCGCGCCTGGCTGCGCCGCTACACCCGCTCCGCGCCCGACAAGCTGTTCTTCGCCCAGGGCATCGGCGACAGCATGGAACCGACCCTCCACGACAGCGATCTGCTCCTGATCGACACCGATCAGCGCCAGCTCACCAGCGCCGACCGCATCTGGGTGCTGACCTACGCCGATTGCGGCATGATCAAGCGCCTCCGCCCTGTTCCCGGCGGCGGCATTGAGGTATTGTCAGACAAGAAAGAAGTCGCCCCTTTCACCGCCTATGACGGCGAGATCGAAATCATCGGTCGCGTCGTCGCAGTCCAGAGGAAGCTTTAG